TCGGAAAGCTGCCACGCGCGGATGTCCGGGCCGTAGTTCACTAGGAACTCCTCGAACCGGTGCACCATGTCGTAGTACACGAAGTCCTTGAGGAGCCCGCGGGAGAGCGGATCCGTTACGAAGTCCGCGCCGGGCCTCAGCATGTTGAGACGCATTTCGCACTTTACGATCGAATTGATAATTACATTGTCGGAAGTATAGGGCGGAACCTGATTGTCCGCCCTGATCTCCTCGGCCAGTATCTCGTACTGTTCGTTAGTCATTCAGGCTCCGCCCTCCTTAATTACTCAGCTGCTACGGTCACAACAGTGGGTCTGTACTCAGCGAGCTTTGTGACGTTGAAGACATAAGCTACGCTGTCGTCATCCGCGCGGCCGTTGCCGTAAACCTTCGCGATCAGCAGATCTGCATCCTCGAGGGCCTTGGTCTCTGTGTATTCCTGCACCTTCAGGCCGGAGAAGCCCATGGTGTAGTAGCCCTTGATGGTGATAGCTGCTGTGCCCTGTGCCATCTTGGGCTCTGCGATTACAGTCACAGGCATGAAGCTCTTTGTGATGTAGCCGCCGGAGATGCTGTCGCCGTACAGCGCGGGATTTACATAGTTGTAAACGTCCGCAGGGTTCGCGATGACTACGATCTCATTGACTGCGCGCTTGCCGCCGTTGGACAGAGCCGCGAGAACGGGAGCGAGCTGCTTCGGAGCGAAGCCTGTCAGGGTCTGTGCTACAGTCTTAGCAGTGTGAGTGCCATCCTGGCCGGTGACACCGATCTGCTTCAGGATGCCGATGGGAGCGTCCTTGCCGGTACCATTGAGGTAGCCGTCAGCGATGCCGTCATACATAGCTTCCTGCAGGATCGCACGGAAGTACCTGTCGACGTAGCCGATCTCGAGGTCCCTGATGGACTTCGGGATGATGCAGTAAGCATAGAGCTTGCCGACTTCGATGTTCAGGCTGGTAAGTGTAGCGGACAGCTCGGCGGTGTTGGAAAGTGCAGATGCAAGGGATCCCCATACAGCCGCGCCGCTCTTGGAGCCGGTCAGCCAGTGCTTCACGTTTGCAGGTGCGAATGTGATCAGGTCCATGATCGGGTATTCAGTACGGACATCCTCGAGAGTCTTGTCGATGGTCTCGATCGGGATGATGTCGATCTGTGCTGCAGTGAGCGCCTGCTTAGCGCCGCCCTTCAGCATCTCATAAAATTTCTTTTCAGCTTCGGAAAGCGGACGAAGGCCGAGGCTCTTCTTGTATTCCGCATCCTGCTCAGCTCTCTGAGCCTCACGGACGACCTGCTCGATCAGGGAGCTCTGCGTCTCGCTGATCACCATCTCCATAGCCTCTGTGATGGCCACAGTCTTGTCTTCTGCATCGTTCAGCATCTGGACGATCTTTGCTTTTGTCTCTTCGTTAAGGGGAGTCTTGTCGATTCTCATTACTGTCTCCTTTCAAAAAATGCAGCCCAGCTTTTTCTCTCAGGCTGCTCGGGTTTTTCTGTTCCTTTCATGATCGTCTCGGAGAGCGCTTTCGCGAGCTCGTCGATGTCGATCTTGATCTCCTGCGCTTCCAGGACCGGTTCCGGAGCTGTCAGCTTGCGCATGATCACGCCAAAAGCGGACTGTTTCGGTTCGTCGTCCTCGTCCTCGTCGTCGATCTCTGTCGCGAAGCCGTACTCGACAGCGTCCTTCGGCAGGATCCATGTCTCAGCGTCCATGAGGGCCTTGATCTCTTCCTCGGAGATCGTAGCGACTTTCTTATAGGCCTCGACAGATGCCTGGGTGATGGTCTCGATGTCGTCGGCCGTCTTCCGGAGCTGTGCGGCATTGCCCATCGCCACGGTCCACGCATTGTGGATCATCAGCAGGGATGCGGGCTGCATCACTCGCCTGTCACCGGCCATGAAGACCACGGAAGCCGCGCTGCATGCGAATCCATCGCAGATCGTCACGATCTGAGCCTTGTGCTCGCGCAGCACATTGTAGATCGCGAGGCCTTCCGCCACGTCTCCGCCGTAGCTGTTGATGCGCACGTTGATCGTGTCTACATCCAGCTCTTTCAGCTGATTGACGATGGTCACGCCTGACTGCTCTCCCAGCTCCGGCCACGCCCACGCGCAGATGTCGCCGAAGATGTACAGGTCAGCAGATGTGTCGTTATTGACCAGCTGATAATACTTAGTCGGAGTTTTGGACATTTCGTCTTTCCCTCCTTTCCTTATGCTTGCTCTGTTTACGGTTACTCATATTTCTTACGGATTCATCAGACGGATCATCGGCGCCGCCCGTCGGCTGTGCGCTTTCCTCCAGTCCTTCCGTCGCGTAATTCTTAGTAAGCGCCCTGGTTGTGGAAAACTCCGTATTCAGGGCGGGATACCCTACCATTTCAAAGATCTCGTCGAGCGTGAAGCCGATCGCGCGCAGCTTGTCGAGGCTGTTCGCCGCGTCGATCACGTCGATGTGCTTGAAGTGAGCCAGCCACACGAAGGCCCGCTCGCCCTTGATATAGTCAGCCTGGCCGACGAGCTTCGCGTTCAGCGTGTCGTTGATCACTTCCGCCACGGGACTGACCGCGTATGTGATAAACTCGTTCGTCGCGTCGGACTGCTCCGTGATCATGCCGTTGAACACGCCGAGGGGGATGTCGTAGGCCGCGGCGCACTCCTTATTGATCGTGTCCGCAAGCGCTGCCACCTCTGCAGCCGTGACCTGCTTCTTCACGTCCATGAACTCGAGAGACGTGCCAGTCTGCTCGGTCAGGATCGCGAGCTTCTTGCCGTCGATCTTCGACCTGAACTCGTCCAGGACGTTGTCCAGCGTCAGCCGGACCTCTTTCCCGTCTGCGGTCCTTCTCCGGAACTGCAGGTTTGCGTCGACCTTGTACTTGAGCAGCGGCGTGTTCGCGATCGTCTCGAGGGAGCGCACCGCGTCAAGCGCATCGTCAAGGCATCCGAGGACGTTCTTCGTAAATACCCTCATCTTCTCAGTGCCATATCGGAAGTGCATGATGTCGTCGGAGCTCACGCCATACCGCAGCGTTATCTCGTTGTATCCGTCAGTCAGGACGATGCTGCTATAGGTCTTGCCAAACAGCACATAATCGTCCATCTGGTACGAGTTGGCACGGTAATACTTGCCGTTCGCCATGCGGACCACGACGCAGTCACCTGTCGCGACCAGCTCCCTGGCCACATTGAACCAGAAGTCCGTCGCGGTCTCATTGTCGTTCGGTCTGATGTTAAGCCGATAGTATTCCTCGTCCTTCCTGCGCTTCTCACCCTGCGTCAGTACGATCTCGCTCTTTGCGATCGCCTTCGCGATCATCCCGGCAGCTTTCTCCTGCGCCATAACGGCCAGCTGTACCTTTGTCAGATCTGTCGCTATGATCTCCAGGACGTTTGATACGTCCCCTGTCTTGCTTTTAAATAACCACTCAAACATAGATGATAGTCTCCTTCAGCAGGTCAGCGGAAAACTCTGCCGCAACGAAGGCCATGAAGCCGTCGTTTTTCCTGAGCTTCGGCTCAATCTTTACATACTGCATATTCCCGTATTTATCCGTTAATGTTCCCGTGTTCTGTGTGTACCAGCGCATAATCGCGCTGTCGCCGTAATCAATGCGGTGCTCTGAGAACAGCTTCTCGACGGTCGGCGCGATGATCCCGCAGACACTTCCGATCTTCCTGATCAGCCGGACCGTGCCCTGTGGGTTATCCCTGGACTCGATCGTGATCCCGCGCTGCTCGAACACGGTTTTGAAGAGCGTATACCGGTACGTGTCCATCGTGATCTTCACGACTGCGTAGTCCTGCATCTGCTCCTCGCACCAGTCCACGATGCCGTCCACCGGAATGACCGGAGCCCGTACCACCTCGAAGTCCCTGAAGCCCGCCTTGCCGACGTTCTCGATCGGGAACTTGATGCTCTTCAGGTATGGACTCTCTGAGCAGATCCATGTGTGCTGCCGCCATTTGTGGTTTCCCTCGTCGTCAATGGTCAGCACACCCGCGGACGCGAAGTCCCGCACGTCCGCATAGTCGATCCCGATGATCGCCATCTTCCCGGTCGTGTCCAGTGACTTCCGGACGCCCTTCCGCTTTGTATCCTTGTAGGAACAGAGCAGGATGTTCTTCCAGCTCGTCACGGCCTGCTCCTCCCTCAGCTGTGGAAGGTTGCAGCGCTTCGTGATGTACTCCCGATACTTCTCCGGGTCTCCCTTTGCCTTGATCCAGCCGCGCTCGATCGCCCGCTGCAGTGTGGGCAGATACTCCATGGACGGATTGGCCTTGTGCATCGGCTCTTCCTTGCCCGCCTCCGACTCCCTGTCGAGCCGGCAGAGGAAGGGGAAGATCCCCAGCGGGTTCGCCCCGCCCTCGAGGATGATCCGGCAGTCGTCCAGGAGCTTGTCGAGCGGGCCCTCGCGGACGTATCCGTTCGTCGTGATGATGATC